TACTCTACCCATCTAGGTGTAGCAGGTCGTGTGGATTGCGTCGGTGTCTTCGACGGTAAGTTATCCATCATCGATTACAAGACTGCTATGAAACCTAAACGTCTTGACTGGATTAAGAATTACTTCATGCAAGAGTCTGCCTACGCAATCATGTGGGAAGAACGTACAGGTATGCCTATCACCCAACTGGTCACGATTATCTCTGTAGATAACCATGAACCACAAGTCTTTATCGAACACCGTGACAACTGGGTTCGTCCACTTATTGACACTATTGCTCAATATAAAGAAGAAAATAACATGAATTCCCTTGACATATAAATAGTATCTGATATACTCTATAGAGAGTAAAGGGGACTAGTTAGTGGCAAATTTATCATACAATGAGATAACACGGGAAAATAAAGAGTACCGCTCTGAAGTTCTCGTACAGAAAGTTTTTCAGATGGATGGTAAGTCCAATAACTTTGTCACGGATGACGGTATTCTCGTTTCGGAATACATTGTTATCAACAACACGAAGTACTCTCATGGAGAACCGTTAGATATTGCGGGTAAGATTCTTGCTCTGAAACTATTACCTACCAACCAACGGAAGGTAATAGTTGGCGGTAAAATGCAAGGACAGAAGGCCCGAGCAGAACTGCCTCTTACTAAATTAGAGAAGACTGAAGAGTTTGGTGGTCAACCCGCCGGTGGTACCAGAGTAAACAAAGGTATCAAGTTCGAGCATGACTTCGTTGAAGTGCTGAACGAACAGCTGTCTGGTATAACGAGTAAGAAGACGTATTCAAAAGAAGTTGAGCATATACTTGTTAAATGTGCTGAGGCGGTACGGTCTCCGGTAACTGAAGTTATCGCAGAAGGTGGTATGAACCAAAGTCGCCCCATTAAACTTCAAGGTAACCAGATATACATTGACCCATATAACCACTCAGACCACGGTAAAAAGTTAACCGACATTACATTGAAGCATGCTAACGGGAAGTTCAGTTACCTTTCCTTGAAGTTCTCAAGTACCTTGACTTTCATGAATGCGGGTATTAGTACGATATTTACTGCGTCTGACATAAGGTCTGGGTCAATACAGACTGCTATGGGTAAGGCTATATTAGATACATTCGGTTTGGAAAATGAGATATTCTGTGATGTGTTTAATAGTTATGGGAGAAAAAAATTCCCTAACGTGAAAGCGAAATTAGATAAACAAAAGTTAAAGAAATTCTTACAGACTTGTATTGGTTCTAAGTATTGGATGGTTCACGGTATGGAAGGCGGTAAGGTGTATTTCTGGGAAATGTCTGAAGCAAAAAACCCACAGTATGCCACTATCACCGGAGATGTTGAGATACAGTATGGTGGTAAACAGGGTAACGGTAAACGAATAGACATTGTATTCAGTAATCAATACTTTGACTTTAAGATAAATATACGAAATAAGCAAGGCGGCCTCTATCCATCGCACATCATGTGCGACTATAAGAGTAAACCTGCGACTGGTAAAAAACTATTATAGGAGGCCTATCATGGCACAATATTCAGTAAATCGTGGTAATCACTACAGCGCAGGTAATAACGACCTACATGAAGTTGTAATGATTGCCGATAAAGATGGTAACATTGGTGGTGGTAGTGGGGCGTTAGTCAATATCCCCCTCGCCAGCGGTTTGATCGATGGTCAATCGCACATTCACAAATTTGGCGCAACAAGCGTTGACGTGACTACCGGAACAGTTTGGGACGGTAACACTGGTAGTGTCACCTACTCATATCCTGATACTGACACCCCCATCGTGACTTCAACAGAAAATATTGGAGATTCGGTTATAATCACCGGTCTGAATGAATTTTTTCAGGAGATATCAGAGATTGTTGCTATTGGTGATACTGCGGTCGAACGGTTCTCACGCGTATTCCGAGCACAAATGCTAAACACTACTAACGTCGCTGATGTCGACATCTCAATGTCTGGTGGTCTTGCTGCTAGAATCACTGCGGGTCTTGCGCAAACTCTGATGGCAGTGTATACTGTCCCTGCGGGCAAGACTGCGTACTTACTTAAATTAACATTAGGTTCGGACAAAGCGTCAACTAACTCCGCTATGGGTTACAGTCTTATGTCAAGGAATAGTCCTCTCAGTCCATTTAGAATTAAAGGAAGACTTTACTCTGCGGGCGGTCAAAATATTCTTCAGGAATATCCTATACCGTTAAGATTCGGTGAAAAGAGTGATATCCGTCTTGACTTGACAGCAGCACAGGCCACTAAAGTATCAGCAACATTCGAACTTATTTTGGTAGATAACGCATAATGGAAAAATTCTACTATGAAAACATTCAAAAAACACCTTGAAGAATCGACCAAAGTAAAGTGGAACAAAGTTCCCGATGGTATGATTGGTCGTAAGAAGGTATATAAACACGTAACCTCGGACGGTAAGTTTGAGATTCGATTGTCGGGTATGGACTCTATGAAGATGAACAAAGACGGTAGTCAGAAAGTGATGCCTACTGTCTTTGATAAGAGTGGGAATACTCCAAGACACCCAGCTACAGCGTATAAGAATGTAGAAACTGCCAAGGCAGAAGTTCAGAGATGGATAGATGACCATGAACTTTAAAGAGTTTATCACAGAGAGTAAAAATACTCACATGACTCACATCGAGGACAAGGTTCTCTATGGTGGTGTTGACGGTACGCGTCAGGCAATTAACGCGTTACGCGGTCTGCGGGATATGTTGGCGGGTACTTCTAAAGGGAATGTATCCGTGAAGTGGGACGGTGCCCCTGCGGTCTTTTGTGGTACTGACCCAAGTGACGGTAAGTTCTTTGTTGCTAAGAAAAGTATCTTCAATAAGAACCCAAAGGTATACAAGACTAATGCTGACATTGACGATGATACGTCTGGCGACTTAAATGCGAAGTTAAAGGAAGCATTACGTTATCTTCCCGAGTTGGGAATCAAAGGTGTTATTCAGGGAGACTTCCTATTTGGTAATGGTGACGTTTCTACCAAGAACATCGACGGTCAGAAGTACACCGTTTTCCACCCAAACACTATTGCGTATGCGGTACCTTACGAGCAGTCTAAGTCTGTACGTGACGCGAAGATTGGTATCGTTTGGCACACTACTTACAAAGGTAGTACCTTCGAAACTATGTCGGCGTCATACGGTGTAGACGTTTCTAAATTAAAGAAGTCCAAGAATGTCTGGTCACAAGATGCTATGTTGAGAGATGTGACTCACGCGACAATGTCTAAGAGAGAGACCGAAGAAGTCACTAAGATATTGTCTAACGCGGGTAAGTTATTCAATCAGATATCGGCTACAACTCTGCGTACATTACAGGCGAACCCTAAACTCGCACAACCTATTGAGACATACAACAACACCTTCGTTCGTGCGGGAGCATTGCTTCCTGACTCAAAAAAGCATGTTAACGGATTGATAAGTAATAGACAAGCTTACTACAAAAAAGAAATCGAAAGTAAGAAATCTCAACGCGGTAAGGACGCTTGGATCGCTAAAATGAAGGATGAGATGGAGTTCTTTTCTGATGATAATCGTGCTAGTTTAGAAAAGATGTTTGATTTACAGAAAACTCTGGTACTTGCGAAATTAAAACTTATAAATAGTTTAGACAAATTAAAGACAATTGATACCTTCGTTAAAACTAAAGATGGATATAAAGTAACAGGTGAAGAAGGATACGTAGCAATTGATAAACTTGGTGGTGATGCGGTGAAACTAGTTGACCGTATGGAATTTTCATACAACAACTTTTCATCCGATATACTAAAGGGCTGGGACTCAGCTCGTAGATAATATGGAATAAACCAAAAGAGGATAAGTGAATGGCGCCTATGTCATTTAAGCATTTTATAAATGTTGATTACACCATGTCGGGTGATGAGCAGTTAGCGTATAATGCTAAAAAGAGAAAGAAAGATATACCTACTGGTAATACTAACGAAAAAGCAGTTGAGACTGATGAAGCGTTAGATGTTACGCAGCGACGTAAACTCGGTCAGAGAATGAAACGAAACAAAGCGAAAATCGCTATGGGTCGTAAACGTTCTGAGCGTAAAATCGCGAGTATGGATAAATTAAAATTACGTGCGCGTAAGTCTGCTCGAAAGGCTCTCGTTAAGAAAATTACTAAGGGCATAGACAAGTCCGAGTTATCTATTGCGCGTAAGAAAGAGATCGAAAAGCGTCTCGAAAAACCTGCGATGCAAAGTAAGATTGATCGTGCGGCAAGAAAAATTCTACCTCAAGTAAGAAAGGCGGAGATTGAACGAAAGCGCGGTGGTGGTGCGGATAAAAAATGATTAAGAATTTTTCCCAATACATCATCGAAGAAGAGCGTGAAGTATTCTTCACGTTCGGTCGGATGAATCCCCCGACTATCGGTCACGGTAAAGTAATGGATGCCCTTGCTCAAAAGTCTGGTAAATCCGACTACAAGGTATTCGTATCACAGACACAAGATGCGAAGAAGAATCCACTATCGTATTCCGACAAAATTAAGCACGTGCGGAAGATGTTTCCAAAACACGCACGTCAGGTTATGGTAGACAAGAATGTCAAGACTGCCATAAATGCGCTGGTCTCACTATACGATCAAGGTTACCGAACAGTAACTATGGTGGTAGGTGATGACCGCATAAGAGAATTCGATGTACTGTTCAATAAATATAATGGACAGCAAGCTAGACATGGTTTCTATAACTTCAAAAGTATTAACTTAGTATCAGCGGGTAAGAGAGATCCTGATGCTGAAGGTATAGAAGGAATGTCTGCGTCTAAACAAAGAGATAACGCGTCAAGTAATGATTTCGTAGCATTCTCTCAAGGCGTACCAAAGTCTATGTCCAATGCGGATGCTCGTCGCTTATATAACGATGTCCGTAAGGGTATGGGACTGAAGGAAGCGTCGGATTTTCGCAATCACCTAGAATTAACGTCAGTCTCCGAGATACGAGAGAAATTCGTATTAGGTGAACTGTTTTCTGTAGGTGATGAAGTTGTTGTAAAGGATAGCGACGAACTAGCAACTGTTGCTATATTAGGAACTAACTACGTTATTATCGAAACTCACGAAGGCAAAAAAATGCGTAAGTGGTTGGATGCTGTGGAGTTAGTCTCTGAAGAAGTATCTCAGAAAGAACTCAATGACCTAGAGAAGTTTGCGGATCGTTTGCTAAACAAGTTTGATGTTGACATCGAATTCACACGTCACTTCAAAGACCGTATGAACGATAGTAGAAACAAACCCGCAATTACTGTGGATGAGTTGAAATCTCTGTTCCAGAAGATGGCGGACAACAAAGGCAAGAAGATTAAGAAACACGGTAACAGTGAAGCGATCCTCAAGGATATGCAGTCTGATCTAAACCTACCTGTTGTCATCAACTGGAAGAACGGTGAGTTCGAAGTTGTTAACAAAACAATAATGCGTAAGAAAGCATTCAAGTCTCCTGATCCAGAACTCAA